GTATTGCGCTCCTCATCACGATAACGACATTCTATTTTATCGCCTCTTTCATGATAATCTTTTAGATATTCTTTAGCTGTGGCAATTTGCCCCTGCCAAAAATTCAGGGTATCACTATTCTTTGATACTGGAACTTTTTTATCTATATTCATAATGCAACCATTGAAAAGTTACACAACATTAACACATTACAACTACAAATACAACACGTTATATTATTGGTCTACTAACACCGTGTGTATTACGTCTCATAACTCCCATAAAAGTATTTCTATCATCTACTATAACGTTCTGGTCAAAGTCCTCTTGATAACCTACTGCCAAATATCTAAACGCATCTGCACCATGTTTAAACCAGCCCTTAGCTGGCACGCCAGTAAACACCTTATGTTTATCGTCCCATTGCTGTGCAAAAGCCCCTAAAGACTCACGCCCTTCTTGTGTTTTATCTTTATCAAACACACAACGATTAAAAAACGCCTTAGCTACAAAAATATCTGATACTTCTGATTGTGTTCTTCTATGGCATTTCCAGTCTTGGCTTGGCATAAGCTCTTCAAACTGCTCCTTAACACTCTTACCATCTCTTGAACCCATTTGCACATAATCCGCATCATGTGGTAAGTGGTGTATTTCATATAAGTAACGCCTATCTTGTAACTCTTGTGCGTAGTGTGCTGGACCTTGCATGTTATTCTGGTAATAATCTATCACTCTAACTTCACGTCCTGCATATTGCACAAACCATATTGCAGTATAATCTGTACGCCCAATATCCCACCATGTATGTACTGGTAGACTAGGGTCATAAGGCACGCTTGTAATTCTATTATCCTGCTCTGCTTTTGACAACTCCCCAACGTAATAAGCCCCTGGCAACGCAGCATCAAACGAACAAAAATACTCTTGCAGCCAATAAGCCTTTCCTGCATCTTCACCATAAGCCGATTGATATTCTCTTAACTCATTTTGCAATTGCTCCTCTGTAAACACATCTGTATCATTAGCCGTTGATTTAGTACTGTACCATTCAGGGGATTTTTCAGCCATGTTATACAAACTATAGCCGTGATTTTTACCACGTGACGTGTAAATAAAAATAGCCCAACCTCCATTTTCTGCAAGTATAGGTCTAAGATAAGCCCATGCGCTCGGGTCACACAATGACCACTCAGAAAACGTCAAACCATAAGGAGGCGAACCAACTAACGAGTTATAGTTATCAGAGCCTACAACCTGCCAACTTGAGCCATTGACAAATTTAATCATCATCTCTTGTTCACGTGTAGTTTCTCTTATTTCATGTGGAAATGCCTCATCAATACGCCTCACACCTGTATGAGGGTTTACAGCTTCCCAAATAGCCTTTCTTGCCTGTGCTGCCTGCGGTAACATATGCCAGTAAGTAGCCGTCTTTTCCATAGCTGATACAGCAGCCCAGTGTAACGCAATATCATCTTTACCCCATCTACGGTGTGCAACTATACAAGCTCGCTTTGCACCATTACATAAAGCCTTCCATGTGGGCTTTTGATATTTTCTAGGTTTCCAGTTGTTAGGAATCTGTATTTTCATCTTTTAAAAATCTTTTTACGTCACCTTTTTTTTGCCAAAATTGCCATATCGGCTTTGTTGCATATAAACGTATTGTCGAAATAGATTTATTTATTGACTTTGCCAACTCTTTATAAGAGTGGCGTTTATAACCGCATAATCCATGAGCCTTTTTAAAAATATCAACCTTAACATCTTTTAAAGATGGATCTCCGCAACTGTCTATTTCTTTCACTATTGCATCAAGTAATTCTTGCTCTGTTTCAAAGGGCAAAGAAGCTAACATTTCACTTGCTACTAGTCTATATTTTCCCATAATATTGTTACATTTTATAAGTTAAAACTTGTGATATTGAGCATTTAAAACTTACTTATCTACATTCTTATTAACTATGATTTGTATATCGCCTGTGTGTTCCATTTCGGTAGGTAGTAATTTAGAATACATTTTATAGAACTCTGTCTTTTCTTCTTTCGCCCAATCTGAAAAAGACTTATCGCCCCCGATTGTTTCATATACAAACAAAAGACTATTTTTAACGTCTTGCCCTATTTTATTCTTAGTGCCTTTAGTTCTACCGCCTACTTTTTTATGACCTTTTTCAAACTTTGGCATAAAATCCTCACTGTTTTAGTGAATAAAGTTCCTTTCCTATTACATTATACTATAATTACTAATTAAATCAACTATTTGTTTTATTCCATAGCTAAATAACAATATATAGCTAGTTATTATAGTCCATTCTATTACCTTACTCACCCGCTTTCTCCTTTAATTTTTATTCAATTATCATGTATTGATATATTCTATCTTCTGGACACCATTCAACCCAATCAACTGCCTTTAAATCGCTAGAATGCACCTCTTTTAAATCAGCGCAATTATCATAACCGCCATACTGAATAATTAATTTACAATCAGATAAATTTGGATTGACCCCCGTATTCTCTATCCACACTCCTTTTTGCGGTTCTTGCAGGTATTGGATTATTGCTTTAAGGTTAGACTCACAATATGGAATCTCAAATTCTTCGCCATCTTCATTAAAAAACACATTGTCTGTTATCTGATTTAGCCAATTAATACATTCCTCTTTTGTAGGCTGAGGGTCTAAACTGCGCCTTAAGTTGTATATAGCCTTGTCGAGCATTATATTAGCGTCCACTTTCTCTATAGGGCTCACATTCTCTTTCTCATCTAAACTTATTATATTATCCTCAGCCTCAATAACAGCCCTTGCAGCTTTTTCTATTTCATTAGTCATCTTTATCCCCTCCCATATACAAGTCTAAAGCAAGTATTGTAAGTTTTACCAATATCCATACAGGCTTCCACCGCCTTCCCTTTCAGGATTCTTATCTCATTATCTGCCTAAAACAATAATCACGGCTATATTTCTCTTGGCAAGCCTTCATAGCTTTCATATCCTCATAGCCCATATATGCAAAGCCTGATAAAACTATTAACACTAGTAATATTCCTGCTAATAACTTTTCCATAACATACCCCTTATATTAACTTATATTTCTTGCCATTAAGCGTTATAATCTTATCGCTACTTGATTCAGCTTCTTCTATAATATTAAGGATACCATATTCAACCGTCGCACCTCCGTTTAGCTCAGTACATGTAATGGTTTTATCTTCGTCTGATATTTTACGCCACGTACATACACCTGCAAATATTTTTAAACCTGCTGTTATTGTGGTGTTTGCTGTTATATATAAACCTGCTGCTATTCCATGCGATTCACCAGCTGTAATAAACCCACCAGCTTCGATAGACTTACCAGCTGTAATAGACCCACCAGCTTTGATAAACTCATTAGCTACGATAGACCAACCAGCTGTAATAGACCCACCAGCTTTGATAGACTTACCAGCTGTAATAGACCCACCAGCTTTGATAAACTCATTAGCTACGATAGACCAACCAGCTGTAATAGACTCACCAGCTTTGATAGACCAACCAGCTTCGATAGACTTACCAGCTTTGATAGACCAACCAGCTTTGATAAACCCACCAGCTTCGATAGACTCACCAGCTTCGATAAACCCACCAGCTTTGATAAACCCACCAGCTTTGATAAAGCCCGTTACATATATAGGTTTATCTAAATCCGTTAAATCTATACATTCTACACTCATTAAATCACCGTCGATTTTATAACGATAACCCTCGTCAACTAGCCTTTTATCTGTTTTAAGTATCTTCATCTTTTAGCCCTTATATTAATTTTAAGCCCTTCCTAGCCACAAGTTTAATCTTTTGTAACCGTAACTACTCTTTATCGCCCTGTAAGGCTATCCAGATATTATATGTTTCGTTTATCTGCTCAACTACATGCTCAGGGATTTGCAATTCACCTGTACGCCATCTTTGAACAGTCCTTTTACTAAAATCCGTCATATGTGCTAGAGTAACAATCCAATGATACCCTAACACTTCCCTTGCTTGTTCTTGCCAACTCACTTTATAATCTTCCAAATTAGCACACCTATAATTAATCCAACTGATATATTTAAAAAAACCCAATCCACAAATGTAAATATCTCACTCATATATTACCAACCTAACTAATCCATTTATCTCGCAATTTTATCTCTAATTCAATTAACTGACAAAATATGAAGCATAACAACCCTTCTTCAAATTTTAAGCTAATTATCATTACACATCCAATAATCGCAAATATAATAATTACTATTCTGTTTACAATGTATGACATGTTAGACACACTACACCCCCAATTCTTTTAGCAACTCATCATCAGTCATATTTTTTATTTCTTCCGAAATTTCCCCATCTGCAATCTTAAGCAGATTAAGGTATTGCTCTTCGGTCATATTGTTAACTATAGTTTGAATATCTGTCATAATCGTTACTCCTGATTTTATAGACTTGCTTTATTGCCTGTCCTGTTATTATTTATACAGTGTCATATGTGATATGTCAACACTTGTTTTAAAAATTAATTACTCATGATTTCCTTATAGGCTATACTTCCCTTCTAGGCATAAAAAAGTTTTTACCGTTTCTTTGAATTATTTCCTGCCCTTCCCAATGATAATCACTCCAAGCACAATCATAATTATCTTCAGTTAGTATAAATTGTGACAAACATGTCAAATTAAACAGCTCATTAGACTTTTCTATTAAGAACTTACTTGGTGATTCATAATCACTTTTGTTAAGTTTAAAATCATGCTTATCGGTTATTAAATCTCCAACCTGTGGCTCAAATATGCCTATACTGTCTGTGTGTATAAAGTGCTTTTTTCTCTTTGATTTTAAAATTAAATTACTAACATAGGTTTTCGTTGCTCTCTTAGCGTCCTTAATGTGCAAAGGCACTTTTATCCACTCTCCTTTTACTCTACGATAAATATTATAATTAACCCCAAACTCCCTCGCCATATATGCTGCTATCAATGGGTCATCGTAATATAGTTTCATGTTATACCTCTTTTGTTAATAAAGTGAGGGGCATATAAGGTGGATTTTAACAAAGTATTAATGGTTAACACACCCCTCACTATCCACGTAGGGATTCTTTACACGTCTAACTCGTATGTTTTTTTCTTAACTGATTCAAGGTTTTTTTCTGCTTGTTTATAGTAACTTTCCTTTAGCTCACATCCTATAAATTTTCTTTGTTTTTCAAGCGCAACATAACCCTCCGAGCCAATCCCCATAAAAGGACTTAAAACAACATTTCCCTTATTTGTCCATAGGTCTATAGCTCTTGATATTACTTGCAATTGCAATGGGCATATATGACGTTCATCATCATGTTCACGTGCTGACCTGTGTTGAAGTGTATCAGATGGATTAATATCCATCCACACAGGACTTGCATATTTTTGCCATACTCGACAAGGGAAATTCTCATTTGTATGCTTTATCGGATCTAGGTTGTCTCCCTTTTTTCGCATTGTAACCAAGTAATCTGGTATGCCTTGTCTACTCATTGCACTATCTTTTTTTATTTGCTGGTGCTTCAATCCAAGTGCTTTTGTTCTTTGCATTGCTATTACTGGGTCTTTCCATATACACACTTCTGAATGATAAACAAAGCCTGCATCTTGATAAGCCCTAATTATATCCCCTCTAAAATCCTGAATACCAATAAAACCATCACGCTGTTTGGATGTAGGTAGATTCATACAGTGAATTGATACAAGCCTACCTGGTTTTAAAATTCTATATTGTTCTTTTATTAAAAATTTATAATGATTCCAAAACTCTTCGTATGTTTTGCTGTTACCCAAATCCCTATCAGAATGTGAATACGTGTACAAAGATGCAAAGGGAGGAGAAAATATTTGAAAATCTATAGATTCACTATCTAAGAATTGCAACACTTCACAACTATCGCCATTGTATATTGAGTAAGTATCTGTTTGTTTTTGATTTATAACTGTTTTCATAATAATTATCCTAAAATAATGGTTTTTTAAATGATACGCTTGGAGCGTATTCTTTTGTATTTTTTGTAATAGTTCTTATTTTATTACTCTGAAAATCTCGCATTTGATTTAACATTTCCAGTTTCATTTCTTTTGCTTGCAAATCCTTTCTTTTAATATTTTGCAGCACATTTCCTTCCGTCTCAGCCACTATAACATGCACATTAACATCTTTTGTTTGACCGAACCTCCAACACCTTCTTATTGCTTGGTACATCTGCTCGTACGAATCGGAAAGTCCTACAAACGCCATATTGCTGCAATGCTGCCAGTTCATGCCAAAACCAGCGATAGACGGCTTACTAATCATTCTTTTAATATTACCATTTGAAAATCCGTGTAGTCTACTTGCCTTTACTTCTGGTTTATCACTTCCTTTAACTTCGACAGACTCATTAATAGCTTTTCTTAACCTTTCAGATTCATCATTTCTATCGCACCATAATAAAAAAGGCTCATCATTGTTATTAACCAGCTCAGCAGCCTGATTAACTCGGACTTCTACAGTCGCCCGCCTTTCTGATTGCCTTTCGCGTAATGTACTAGCCTGCATTGGAAATAGGAAATCACTAGATTTGTGCTCTACGCTAACAATATGCTGATGATAAATTAAATCTGTTTTTTCAAAACCTTTGTCGCTAAAACCTATATCACTAGGTTTATCTAGCATAACAGCCCATTGACTTACCCACTCCCAATAGTCCGCCTTTGCATGTCCTTTTAATCTCCATTTGGAAGTTTCACCGCCATCATGCACAAAGAATGTTGCAAGCATTTCTTCACGATTCATAACGCCTAAAAACTGACTATGGTTTGCAAGCTCCATTAAATCGTTTGGACTTGGTGTAGCAGTACAACACAATTTGAAATCGGTATATTTAAACATATCGATTAACTGATTGCGTATTTTTCCAGTAAAGTTTTTTAATATTGATGATTCATCTAATACAACTCCTGAAAATTGCGATGCATCTATCGTATGAAGTTTATCATAATTCAATATTTGAATTTTACTTGAACAATCATACCAGTTTATGTGCTCGTTAATTAATAACGCCTCATCAATTGTCTGATTGCCCACTGCTAATGGTGCTAAAATTAAAACAGGCTTGCCAGTGTATTTAGCTACATTTGCAGCCCATGATATTTGCATAACAGTTTTACCAAGTCCACAATCTGCAAATATTGCACATTTACCTTTTTTTAATGCCCATTCAACCAAGCACTTTTGATAATCAAAAAGTTCATTGTGAATATTATATTCTGATACACCTTTAAAACTGACATTAAATGATTTTTTAGATAAAAACTGATTATAGTTCATAAAATTCTCGCATTTATTATTTATTTTAATCCCTCCGATTATTATTTATTTGGGAGGGACGCAATCGAGATAACGTCCCGATACAAGCTTATTATCAATCCTCTGGTATGTCAATATCATAATCATCTTTAATTTGATTTTTTGCTATATCTTTTGCAGCATCTTCTGATAACTTACCGTCATACATGCATATGCCTACACGTTCCCAATATTCTTGCAGTATTTCTGATATATGTTTCATCACCAAGCCTCCTCAAATGATTTTTTATTCATATCAAACCTTAGTTTTATATCGCCAACCCGACCTATCTTATCGTGATAACGTGACTTTGCTGTCTTAAAAATAGTAGTCCCTTCTGGTGTTCTATGCACTACACAGCCAAGCTCTGGTTTATTAAACCAATGTGCTGAATCCGATATATCATACAAACTTGGTATGTTGTAATTACCATCCTTATCTTTGTACTGTTTGGCAGGGTGTGCAACTACCATTATATGCACTTTCAATACCTTAGCTAATCGTTTTAATTGAACTATAGCCCATCCAACATACTGAGTTAATGACTCGTTTATCGCAGGTTGATGCTCTAATTCATTCCACGGGTCTAGTATTATTATTTTACAATTCATTTTATCTACTGCATATTTTACTTTATCTATAAACCACTCTAAGTCTATGTATTCATTAGCGTTTAACTGTTGCCTCTCACTAGGCATAATAAAAGCAAACCTCTTGTCTATCCACCTGTAAGCTTGACTCTCATCTCCTAACCCCTTACCTACATACCACTGTATTAAACTTGGTACTTGGTCTTCTTGTGGGTCTTGCTCAAAACTTGCAAAGGCAACCTTTAAATCTGAATTGTTTAGTAACGTTGTACACAACAAATCATTTAATAACGTAGTTTTTCCCATGCTCGGAATACCAGTTAATACAGAAAAATCACCCTCTCTAAACTTAAACAGCTTACTAGTAACATGCCCTGTTTCATAGGTTCTTCTTGGTTGTTGTTTGGGTAATTCACTAAGTTTAAAAACCCCGTCCTGGTCTAGTATTCTAGCAGTATCTAAAGACTTTACAATCCCTTTTTGTCCATATTTTACAAGGGTTTCGTTAATATCCTTGCAGCCTTGAGGGTACTTGATTTCGTGACACTTACCTCTACCTATCTTTGATGCTAGGTCATTCAATAAATTACTTCCGTTTTTATCAGAATCAACTGCAAGTATTACCTTTGGTTGCTTTCGGATAGTATCAATCATACCGTCAAGAAACTGGTATTTTTTGCCATCTCCTCCCATTTGTTCATTAGGCGCACCCTCTGGAACTGATATAGTTTTAGGATAACCTGATTGTATGAACGTTATAGCGTCCAACTCACCTTCGCAAATAATCAATGGCTCATCTTTCCATTTTTCGTTTTGTAAACTGTCAATGTTGTAAAATATCTTCTCTCCATCTTTGTCTTGATAAAATTTCTTCTCGTCTAAACAACGATGCTTTGCGTTTACCTTCACACCTTCTCTGTAGTATGGTATCTCTATCCAGTTTTCATCGTTTTGCTGGTACTCTGTTACGCCTCGGTCGAACAACAACCCTAGCTCTAGTTTTCTGTCTTTCGCAAATTCTGCTAATTCCATTTTCCCCTCCTAATTGGATTTTACCTTTTATTCCACAATGAAAACAGTGATAAACAATAACGTCCCCTTCTCTTTTCACCCCCAAGCATTTATCACGTTTCTTTTTGCGATGTGGTGAACATACTGGGCATGTTTGCATGTATTCACCTTGTGTTCTCCATAAGTCTTTAATTGTTATCATTTTCCACCTCCATAATAGCACGCCCTATAATCTCAGGTATTTGAGGGACTACGCTATTTCCTAATGCTCTAAGTCTGTGTGTCCTTTGGGAAAACCCATCATCTCCTCTACGTATGAGGGGTTCGGATATGTGGTTATCCCAGTTTGCCCATATACTTCGTTCAACACATCCCGAACGTTTGACTTCTTCGCCCCCTTGCGTGGGGTATCCTTCGCCCTGCCCCCTTTCTCGTCCGATGCTGTTTGTGTCGGCAACAGCGCTAATGTACGAGCTAATCCAAGACTCCCATTTTTTCCATTTCTGTTGATTTTCCTTAGTGTTCCGGACTTGTTCCTTTTGAAGGTGTCCTTTTTTCCTATTATTGCTCCCACTGTTGCATCGCTCGCTGTTGCGGTTGGCAACAATCCAGAGTCTATCCCGTCTATGTGGGGCGTTGACGGCACAAGCTGGTATAATAAACGCCCTTGTGGTGTACGCTTCTCCTTCCAAGTCAGTAATCGCTTCATCGAGGCCCATATTAACGAGTCCAGTAACATTTTCTCCAATAACCCAATTTGGTTTATATTTTTTGATGAGGTTAAACATAGCCGGCCATAAGTGGCGGTCATCTTCCTTGCCTTTTCGCTTCCCGGCAACACTGAATGGCTGGCAAGGGAATCCTCCGCAAATAACATCAATTGTTCCGTCATAATCCAAACTCCTTACATCATTAAAAATTGGTACATCTGGCCAGTGTTTTTTTAATACTTTCTGGCAAAACGGCTCTATCTCACAAAACGCCACGGTTTCCATACCTGCTCGCTCTAAGCCTAAGCTAAAACCACCTATACCACTGAATAAATCTAATACTTTCATCCGAACATCCCCGAAAATTCACCCTTTACCTTGCAAGAACTATCCTCAAACACATCTTGCCATTTATTAATTATAGACCTATCAAGCAATCTTGCTGGGTCATAACCTTCATTACGTAATCTATCTAGCTTTTTAATCATTCTAGATTCGGCAAGTTGCGACATTGGCTTTTTAATTTCTTGCCTCATTTCTTTGAAAGCTACCCAATCATCTATAGGTAACCATTTAGGCAAATCCCCTATATTGTTTTCATTATTATTATTGTTATTATTATTGTTTATGTCTTTCTGTCGGCTTTCTGTCGGCTTTCTGTCGGCTTTCTGTTGTTCAGTCTGTTGTACACTATTTTGATAATTATCGTAATTTACTATAACTATCTTATTGATTAACTTAGACTTCTGTTGTTCAATCTGTTGTTCATTTTTTAACGCTTTCAAGAAGCCCCTTAACTTTCCTCTCGACCACTTCCAACGAAGTGCTAATTGCTCCTCACTCCTAGCAACCTCTCCTCTCTGCACATCAATTTTATTGCCTCTGATATAGAAATACCCATACTCATGGTTTGCCAGTAATAATAAATCTATCCATGCTTGAGAACGTGTGAAGGGTTCAGATAACCACATAGGGTTATCTATAATTTTTCGGTGTAAGCTTATCCAGCCTTGTGAATCTGTCATATATCCTCCGTGACAAAGGTTGTTAATGTGACTTTTAAACTATGGCAGGGGGAGTCACGATACCCCCTTTTCATCCCGTCGGACTAGCCACTTGTATGTTAATACAAAGTTAGATTAACACAAAAAATATGTAACCGTCAATAGAATTTTAACTTTGTTTATTTTTATTATTGACATAAGCAATTAACTATGTTTACATATAGACATGACAAGTACTGATAGAGTTAAAGCACATCAACACAGAAAGAAGTACGGTTTAGTTAAGCTATACGTACCTAAACCGCTGCTTAAAGCTGTGATTAATTTAATATTAAGCTTAGTTGAAGATAAGCAATTAAAAGAATTTTATAAAAATGAAAAAAGGAAATTAAAATGAATGATAACGAAGCAAACAGAGAAGAATTAATGAATGAAACTTGTGAAAATCTTATAAGTGTATTTACGAATGCTGAACTATCTGATGTTGAGACGCTGTATGTAATGGCAAAGTTAGCTAGGTTATTTACAAGTGTTATAGAGCTTAATAGTGACGGTAAAGCCCAGCCATATAAACTATTTAAAAAAATGTATGATAAATGTACGGATGATGCTAATGACTTAGTTATGAGTATTAACTAATGACAGAAGAAGAATATTACTACTCACTAGAACAACTGTACACAAAGGGGAATGATAATGTTGCACGAACTATTATACAAGATACAGAAGAATTTGAACTGCCCTAAAAATCAATGGAATCACTTTGGTAAATATAATTACCGTAGTTGTGAGGATATTGTTGAGGCTGTAAAGGATTTATTAGAGCCTAATGTTAGCTTATTGCTTAGTGATAAGATAGTTAATATAGGTAATAGCAACTATATAGAGGCAACCGCCACACTAACAGACGGTAAAGATTCTATAAGTGTTACAGGATACGCTAGGGAGGCGTTGACCGTAAAGGGCATGGGAGATAGTCAAATAACAGGTGCAACATCCTCCTATGCCCGTAAATATGCTTTAAATGGCTTATTTGCCATAGATGATACAAAGGACGCTGATACTAATGAACACAAGCAAGATATAGATACACGTCCAGAGCCTACACCTGAGCAAAAAGCTCAAGACTTTGCTAATAATATAATGAAGCAAGTAGAGGCTGCTACAGGGCGTGTGCAGGTTGATGAGATAGAGAATAAAAACAAAGCTCATTTAGAAAGATTAAAGAGTTATCCAGCTATACATAAAGCAGTTCAATTGTGCATAACTAATGCTAAGAATGGCTTAGTTGATGTTGTAGTCGTGGAGTAGGTTATGACAGAGTTTACAGATAAGCACGGGTTTAAACGGTCAATAGAATTTAGCAAGTCAGAGATACATAAGGACTGGGTTAATATGACTATATACACACCTCAGAAACAAATAGCAGGTAACTGTTGGAGTGTACCACAAGATAAGATACAGGATTTAATTAATAATTTGGAGAAAGTAAAGGATGCTAAATAAAGTAATACTAATAGGGAATATAGGAAAAGACCCTGAAATACGCAGTATGTCAAATGGCAACAAAATAGCTAGTTTCTCTGTTGCAACTTCCGAAAGTTGGAAAGATAAGAACGGAGAAAGACAAACAAAAAGTGAATGGCATAATGTGGTGATTTTTAGTGAGGGGCTTGTTAAAGTTTGCCAATCATACTTAAACAAAGGTTCGAAGGTTTATATTGAGGGTAAGGTGCAAACTCGCAAATGGCAAGATAAAAGTGGACAAGAAAGATATAGCACAGAAATAGTATTGCAGGGCTTTGATGCTAAATTAATTATGCTAGACGGACAAAAGCCTAGTAGTACGCAAAAGGCGAACCCAAAACCACAGGCTAGCACATCGCCTTATGCTGCTGATCTTGATGATGCGATACCTTTCAGTCCTTATATAGGGGTATAGCTGAGGGTTATGAGTAAGCTAACCGCTAAAGATAAAAAATACTTTGCTAAGGTTACTCAATTAGGCTGTTGTATATGTAGTCAGCCCCCACAAATACATCATCGTACTGGTGCAGGTATGGGGCTTAAATCAAGTAATAGAGATGTTATGCCCCTATGTCATTATCACCATGTAGGAGCTGAGGGCATACATACCATAGGTGTAAGGACTTGGGAGAAGAAATACGGCACTCAAGAATATTGGATTAACTGGACAAGAAATAGTGTATGATATTCTTTCTAATAGATAATGACCGTAAATCTAATTGTAAAGACTACATAGACAGCTTACCTAATGGTGATAAGTGGGAGGTAGTTATACAAGAGCGTAAAAACAAACGTAGCCTTGCACAAAACCGATTGTTGCATATGTGGCTTCCATACCTAGCTGAACACTTTGGATATCAACCAGAGCAAATGAAAGATGAGCTTAAATACGCTTTTATTGGTGAAGAAACTTGGACTAATTCTAAAGGCAAGGAACGCACTAGACCTCTATCGACTACTACATTGACAGTTAAGGAGTTTGCAGAGTTCTTAAATAAGATAGACCTTTTGGCAAGACGGTTTAATATTAACTTACCTATGCCAGATGATTTTCTATTTGCTATGATGCGTGATTAATGTTTCAATAATGTGATTTTTGTTGTTACTTCTTGCTTATCTTAACAAATACCTTACCACCCTTTACAACTTCACCCTTTTCTACGTATAGGCTAGCAACCTGCGAATCATCTAACCAGACCTTACATTCTGTCAAACCGTCAAGTAACGCTTTAAGGTAGTTATCTACATCATACTTAGCTTTTGTTTTTGGATATAACGTAATAGACACATGTACGTCATAATCTATATTATAGACCTTGCCTATATGTTGCCATAATGATTTTTTATATTGCTCACCATTAGGAGTTGTAATCAACGT